CTGATTCAACAAACACACACGGAAAAGTATCTAAAACTGCACTTAAAACTGCACCAGCTTCAGATAAGCAATGGTTAAACAAAGGAACTGCTGAATTTAAGAAAGTACAAGCGTACATTAAAGGTGGAGGAAGTATTGATAAAGTAGAAGCTAAATACAGAATATCAAAAGAAACAAAGGAACTTTTAAATAAATAAATATGAATAGTATAGAACTAAAACCAACTGAAAAAGAAGATCATTACAGACTTATTTTAAATGGTGTTGATGTAACTGGAGAACAAGAAAGAAGTGTTTTCAGACATATCATAGAAACCATTGACAACGGAATAGAAGTAGGATTATAAATATTAACAATTAAATTAAAATTAAAATTATGAGTGCAAACAAAAGTTATTTATTAGGAGATGTTGAATTACCATTAGCAACAATTAAATCATTATCTCAATATTTTGAAGACGTATTAACATACAATGCAAGTAGAGAATTAGTTCCTAAAAAGGATGAAAATGGTAAAGCCATAAAAAAGCTTAAATTAAATTTTTCTATTTTTGAAGAAGGGAACTACGGTCAAAATGTATCTTTTACAATTCCACAAACAAAAGAGCAAAGAGAAAACGGAGATAAAAAGAAATACGTTGCAAACGGTAAAATCTATTACGCATCAGATGATCTCTCTTCATTTGTACAAAAATCAGAAAAGAAAGAGAAACAACAATCAAATCAAGTTGTTACTGAAGACTTACCATTTTAATAATTAAAATCATAAGGGGATGTTAATACATCCCTTTTTTACTTTATGTGGAATTACAAAGGAAAACAGATTAAAGAAAGATCAGATTTACCAGCAGAAGCAATTGGATTCGTTTACAAGATACATAATTGGAAAGAAAGCAAATACTACATTGGTAAAAAGATACTCCTTAATAAACGTACTAAACCTCCGTTAAAAGGATATAAAAGAAAAAGAGTTGAATATGTTGAAAGCAATTGGTTTAAATATACTGGAAGCAACCAGTTCACAAAAAAATGGAAGATTGAAGATTGTTACCGAGAAATAATGTACATTTGTTATAATCGTACTATGATGACATATTACGAAACAATGCTACAATTTAAAGAAAACGTTTTAGAAAGTGATAAATTCATAAACGATAATATACTTGGTAAATTTTATAAAACAAAAATACAGAAATATATAGATGATGAAAAAACAAAAAAATTATAAAGATGAAGGTGCTGATGAAATAAAAAGAATGATGATTCTTAAAGAGATGGAGGAGTTAGAACTTGAAGCAGAATTAGATGTTGCTGAAAATATAGACTATCCTCCTGTTGCTATCTCTTGTGGTAATTATATTGATGTAGATACAGATGGTACACAAAAGACTTATCCAATACCAATCTGTACCTATGGCAACTTTAGTTTCACACATGCTTATCCAAAGGTTGGTAAATCATTTTTTATGAGTTTACTTGTATCTGCTTATCAAGGTGGTAAAAATGAATTCACTGGTAAATTAAAAGGTCATAGACAAGGGAGAAAAATAATTCATTTCGATACAGAGCAAGGTATGTTTCACGCTTCTAAAGTAGCAAGAAGACCATTAGTAATGAACGGTTACATGCAAGATGATAACTATCATTTTTATGCTTTACGTACAATGGACTATAGGCAAAGAAGAAACTTTATTGAGTATATACTTTATACTAAATTTAAAGATGAGAAAATAGGTTTAGTTGTAATTGATGGTTGTGCTGATCTCGTTACTGATGTCAATAACATGGAGCAATGTACAGAGGTTCAAGAATTATTTATGCGTTGGTCTGGAGAACTTGATTGCCATATATCAACGATTATACATTCTAACTATGGTTCAACTAAACCAACTGGAGTACTTGGATCTGCATTAGAAAAAAAATGTGAGACACAAATAATGTTAGAAAAAAATACAGTCAATAAAGGTTGGGTTACTGTTGAATGTAGAAGAGGTAGAAACAGAAACTTTGAGACATTTAGTTTTGCATTTGAAGATAATGGACTTCCTAAGTTTGTAAATGATGATTACGAATTTTAACAAAACTTTAACATTTAACAATATAAAAATATTATACTTTTAAAAAAACAAACAAGATGAATATATTAAAAAAAGCAAACGAAATAATTAATGAAAGATCTGAAGAAAAGGAGCGTATGTATGGTCCTTTTGAAGAAGGTATGGATAGAGCAGCATTAATAGCTAGTGGAGCAACTGGTAAAGATATTACTGCGAAAGACATGTATATGTGTATGGTAGCTTTAAAACTATCAAGAGAAAGCTATTCACATAAAGAAGATAATCTACTTGATGCAGTAGCTTATTTAGGTAGTTATAGTAATTATGTTCAAAATAAAAACAATAAAAAATGAAAAAAGTAGGAATGTTAGGAGTGTTAACTAATTTAGGTACTAGATTATATTCTCACAACGCTGGTTGGACTTATGTCACTAGATCTATATTAAGTGAAAGACTTGGTTATAGTGTAGACATAGTTTCTAATACAGATGATTTTGATAAATACGATGCATTGATAATTAACGAAGGTGCTAATTTTAAACCAGGAGTATTTAATTTTTTTGGAGGAGTTCAAGATAGACAAATAGATGCTCTTAAAAAGTTTAGTGCTTATAAAGGAAATGTATTATACTTAAATGATTTTGCGGATTATACAATACCTTGTAAAAAAAGAAAAGATTTATCTGATTATGCTGATTTGACTTTCCCTAAAGGTAGAGTTATAGACATAACTAAGTATGGTGATTCTGTTATAGTAGGAGATAGCCATAGTATATCAGCATGGGAACCAGGTAGAACTATAAATAGATTAGATGGTAAAACATTAAACGGAGCATTAAAAATTGGTTTAAAAAATCTTATACCAACTAAAGATCAAAAAAACGTTCAGTTTTATTTTGGTAACATAGATATTAGATTTCATTTTAATAGATTTGGAGGCGTAGATGCAATAGATGAAATATTTAAAAGATATGAAGATCAATTAACTGATCTAAAAAAAGAAGGTTATAATATTACATTAACTCATTTAATACCTGTAGAAGATGAAAGTCGTAAGATACCTGGTACAGGTAAATACTTAGGTGAAAACTTTTTTGGATCACAAGTAGAAAGATTAGAGTACGTAAAATATTTTAATAATCTAATAGAACAAACTGCTAAATCATTAGATTTAAAAGTTGCTAGATGGACAAATTTAGATTATAATGGACTATCTTTTGATGACATGGAATCTAGACAATCTGTACATTTAAGACCATCCTCATATATGAATGCAAGTAAATTTATAAATAGTTAATTATGTTAGATCAATTTATAGATTATTACGGTAAAGCAAAAATGATGCAAGAGATTAAGTTTCAGGGTAAAGACTGGACAATTTATGATGTTAATGACGATTTAGTTTGGAACATACCAATATATGATGTAGTTAACAGAAGGTATGCTGCTTTTAGTAGTTTATTAGAAGCATTACATTTAAGGGATAATGACCCTAAGGGTAACGGTGAATATTTTAATTCGTCTTTATTATTAGATGAAACTAACTTTATTAAATTATGTTACTTATTTAGGTTATGTGGATCTGGAATTAATTACAAGCCAAAGTTAGATAATCAACCTCCTTTTGGTTCTCACGGATTTGGTAATTTTTGGGTAGTTGATCAATTAAAAGATGGTGTTGTAAAATTTGAAGATTGGTTAGATGTTATACCTGAAAAAGGTTTTTGTGATGTTAAAGGTTATTTATTACCTATGATAAAAGGTGGTTTAAATAATTATATTAAAAAAGATTCAAGTATATTATTAGATGAATTAATAAATTTTATTTCAAAAGGTAATATAAAAGGTATAAAAGAAGTCGTAGACTTTGGTAATAAATGGTTAGTATCAAATAATTTTAAAAGACAAAACTTTGTACTTACTGCTTTTGCTATGGATATGGCTGAATATTTCCCTTATTTAGTCTGTAGAAAATCAGATGTATATGTTGGTAGTAATGCTAAAAAATGTTTAAAGATGATAATGCCAGGTGTTAAACATGATAAAGCTTTAAGGACTTTGTGTGAAATGACTGGATTTAATTCTATGCCTTACGACATGGAAGATGTGGCTTGTGACTTTATAAGATACATAGAAAACTTTCAATCTAAAGAACATATAGAAATGAATAATGGTATAATATATAAAAACAATATAATATGAAAGATGTATTCTTAAACAAGCAAACTAGTGTAGAAAATAATGATCTAAAAGGCTTTATGAATTTAGAGTATTACTTAGATCTAACAAAAGATTTTAAATCTTCTTTTGGTGATTTTAAAATAAAAAACGTAGATGGTTTTAATGTAATAGACGAATCAGAATCTTGTGAGGTAGGTTATAAAGCAAGAAGTGGTGAGTTTTTTATACAGGACTTAGTGCAGCAAGGTATTAAAAAAGTAGTATACGTTCAACCTAGACGTGGTTTTGCAGGTATATCTTTGTCTTGGTTATGTAAAAAATATGATTTAGAACTGATATTAATTATGCCAGCTTCAAAACAAGTAAGTGATCACCAAGCATTATGTATAGAATTAGGTGCTAAACCTTTATTTGCTAGGATAGCTGCTATGCCAAATGCAAGTAGTATAGGTAAAAAGTATGCTAAGAAAATAGGTGCTTACTATATACCTCTTGGATTAAATCATCCTTTAGTTATAGCTGGTGGTGTTAGATGTATTTATGATTACTTTAAATATAAAGATAAACCACAAACAATGTGGAGTGTTATATCAACAGGTGTATTAAGTAGAACAATGCAAATAGCTTTGCCAGATACTAATTTTAAAGCTGTAGCTGTAGCTAGAAATATACAGCAAGGTGAATTAGGTAGAGCTGATTTTTATTCTTATCATAAACCATTTAATAGTAAGTCAGATTTAATACCTGATAAATTTAATTGTGAAAGTTCTTACGATTCTAAAGGTTGGGATTATATGGTTAAATATGGACAAAAAGGTGATTGGTTTTTTAGTGTAGCAGGTAATGCTAATATGCCAACTATAGACAAATCACTTGTAGATTCTTATAGAGACTGGAATGATTTAAGAGATTTTAATTGATAATTAAAAAAAAATATTATATTTGTTAAAACAATAATAACATGAAATTTAAAAATGCAAACGAAGCTTACGAATATTTTCACGATCAGATAATATTAGAAGGTGTAGATTTTGATAACACTAAAGCTTTATTTAATGTAGGTTTTACATTAGAAAACCCTATTGATAATATCATAACCAATAAAGAACGTAAGTTCAATATTGAATATGCTAAAGCTGAATGGAAATGGTATTTATCAGGTGATCGTAGTATAAATAAGCTTGGTGAAATATACGGTAAAATTCCACCTATATGGAAACGTATGGCTGATAGTAAAGGAGATGTTAATTCTAACTACGGATACCAATGGGAACGCAATAACCAATTAGATAAAGTAGTAGCTATATTAATAGAAAACCCAAATACTAGAAGAGCTACAATATCTATATATGATGGTAAAGAAATAAACGATTACAATAGAGACACTCCTTGTACTTACGCTGTTCAGTTTACTATATTAGACAACAAACTTAATATGTCTGTGTACATGCGTTCTAATGATCTATGGTACGGTTTCTGTATTGATCAATACTGTTTTTCAATGTTACAACAACACGTTGCAGAAAGGTTATCTATGCAAGTAGGATCGTATTATCACCACGCACACAATTTACATTTATATAATGATAAAATAAATGTTAAATAAATTATTTGTATATTGGCTTTAAACTAAAAAAAATTATGTATTACGTATATTATATCAAAGGTAAAAAAGTAGGTTGTACTAAAGATCTAAAAAGACGAGTAGAACAAGAGCAAGGTTACAAAGATTACTTAATACTATTTGAGAGTGAAGATATAAAGAAAGCTTCTAAAGCTGAAAGGTATTTTCAAGAAAAACTTGGTTATAGAGTAGATACTAATACATACGAAGAATTGATTAATAATAATAAAAACAAAAAAACAAAAAAGATGATTAAAAAAACAAACCACACTATTACTTTTAAAGTATCAAAGGAAGATATTACAAAAGATTTTTTATTAGATCTAAACGTTATATATGATGTAAATGGAACTGATATTATTATAAACGAAGAACTTGCTGAATGGATGATAAAGAACTTAAAAAAGTCTCAATTTAACGATGAGATGTTTATATACAACCAGTCTTTAGTAAACGCTTACGAGTTTGTAATAGAGAATGAGAATATAAAAAATCAAAACAACTTTGATAATATTAGAGAGTGGGCTAAAGAAAGAGGTATATTTGACAAAGGTGATTCTAAAACACAATACATTAAATTACAAGAAGAAGCTGGTGAATTAGCTAAAGCTTTATTAAAAAACGATAGACCTGAAATTATAGATGCTATTGGTGATATTGCAGTAGTGCTAACTAACTTAGCTCATTTAGAAGGTTTAAAGATAGAGGATTGTATACAGACTGCTTACGATGTAATATCTAAAAGACAGGGTAAAATGGTTAACGGAACTTTTGTAAAAAATAAATAATGGAAATCAAACTACTAAACGGAGATACTTTTAATAAAAAAGATATTTTAGATAAAATGATGGATGATTCATTTTACTATGGTTATCTTGGCAAGAATGCATTAAGTAGTTCTATGTGTAAAAGTTTGTTAGAGGGTCCTGAAGCTTATGTAAAAGCTTTAAATAAAGAAAGTAAAGACAAGGAACCTCAGCCTTTTAGAGATGGTCGTTTGATACATTTATTAGCATTAGAACCTCATAGAGTTGATGAGTTAACTATAATTGATAGTACTAAAGGAAGTAAGCTTTATAAATTAGCTGTAGAGGAAAAACCAGCTCAATCAGTATATACTAGATCAGAGTTAAATAGATGTCAGTTAATAGCTGATGCTGTTCTTGAAAGAGATGATTTTAGAGAATTAGTAAGGTTTGCTGATTTTGAAATACCTGAGGTAGGTTACTATAATGGATTACCTTTTAGAGGTAAAGCTGATATATTATTACCAGGTATTGTTGTTGATTTAAAAACTACAAGTGACATATCAAACTTTGAAAGATCTTCATTGATTTACAATTATGATTTACAATGTGCACTTTATTTAGAGTTGTTTTCTTGCTTTGAGTTTAAATATGTTGTAGTAGATAAAAAAACAAGAGAAGTAGAATTTGTTTCTTTTAGTAGTGAATTTATACAATCTGGATATGATAAACTTGATTTAGCTACAGAGAATTACTATAAGTATTTAGAAAACAAAGACTTTTATGATTTAAATATATAGTTATGAATGACAAAGAGCAATGTAAACAATTAGAGATAGTAGCATATAAAAGTTGTGTTGATAGTTATTTTAGAAGTAAAGATCAAAATGACATATACGAATATTGGTTACAGTTGCTTGAAGCTAAAAGAAGTTGTGAAGCAAAAGGAGTTCATAAAGCATTAGAGTTAATAAGTTTGTACAAAGAGATAAATGGGGAAAGTAAAGAAAACAATAATAATAAAGAATTGTAACTATGAAGCACAAGCATATTGTTTTAAAAAGGGATTTATAATATATCCAAAGTTATTTGGTAACAAATATAAAGTTTGGTATACAAGAGGTAGTTTCGGTAAATATTACATGGAAGGAAAAGAATTTAATATGCAAGAAGCTTACCAAGCTATTTGGGATTTATACACTAAAATATATAATTATGATAAGAAGCACACAAGCACATTATGACAACGGTAAAGATTACGATGTAATTGATGTAATCAATGATTTTAATTTAAACTTTAGCAGAGGTAATATATTAAAGTATATATGTAGAGCTGGTAAAAAGAAAGATGAATTACAAGATCTTTTAAAAGCAAAAGATTATTTAGAAAGAGAAATAGAAAGAATAAGGGAAGCAATATAGCTTCTCTTTTTTTTATTTAAATGTTAAAGAAATGTTAAAATTTGTTAAAAGATAGTTTATAACTCAAATTGTTTTGTATATTAGCTACATAATTAAAAACAAATACAAGATGAAACCATCAAAAGAATTATTAAGATTAGCAAGAGCAAAAGCAAAAGAAGTTTTTAGTCCAAACAAAAACAACACAATGCAATCAATTCGTTTAACGGCAGATGAAACAAGTTACGAACTTTTCTATCAAGTAGGAATCAGTTACATTGGTACTTATGAATGTGATAAACTTGGAAAGTTTTTTAAGAACAAAGATATTTATGAATTAGTAAATAATAAAACTGGAGAATTAACTGCAACAATGCAAAGGTTATAAATAACAATGGGAGGGTAAAACCTCCCTTTAAAACAAAGACAAGATGAAAACAATTAAAAGAATTATCAAACAAGTAAAAGAGAACAAGAACCTAAAACCTTACAAGGTTGTTAGATTATCAACTGGACTTATCTGTGAGCATTACAGTAATGGTAACGT